CGCGACGGATGGTGATCCGGGCCCGGATGCGACGCTGCCTGAGGGGCACGAGGAGGCGATCCGCGGCGCCGCGATGCACTTCCGCAGCGCCGAGGACTACTACGACAGCGGCGATGAGCACCACGACACCGCGATGGACCTGATCGACCAGGCGGTCCGCGATCTCGATGCTGACGGTGGGCCGCCGGACGACCACGACGCGACAGTGCGGTCGGCGATGGCGAGCTTCCGCAAGGCCGAAGCGCTGTACGACCTCGGCGACGAGCACCACGACAAGGGCCTGGACGTGCTGGACGGCGCGGTGAAGGCGCTGGACGGCGACACCGACCCGGCGCCGGCGGCACCGTCGCCGGAGGATCAGGAGAAGATCGCAGCGGCGCTGCAGCGCGTCGCCGCCGGCCGTAAGGCGTTCTGAGTTCGTTTCATTCCCGGCTGCGACCGGGCCGTGCCGAGCGATTCGGCTTTCTGGAGACAATCGAATGCGGCTTTGGGAAGCACGCGCGGCGCATGCCGCCGCGTTGAACAAACTCGAGTCGGCGGCCAGGGCCGGCGACGTGAAGGCCATTCCGGCGTTGGACGACGAGGTCGAGCGGCTCGCCGCCAAGATCGACGAGCTGCAGCGGGCGCAGAGTGCCGGCGCCGGCGGTGCGCTGCGGGGCGGCACCGGCGACCCGACCAATCCCGGCGCGTTCAAGGACCTGGGCGAGCAGCTGCTCGCGATCGTGCGTCATTATGGCGGCGGCGAGACCGATCCGCGGTTGATCCGCGCCCCTTCGGGCATGGGCGAGACGGACCCGTCCGGCGGCGGCTTCCTGCTGCAGACCGACTTCGCGGAGACCGTCATGACGCGCATGTATGACACCGGCGAGGTGGCACAGCGCGTCGGCCGCCTCTCGCTGTCGTCGAAAGCTAACTCGATCAAGATACCGGGCATCGACGAGACCAGCCGCGCCACCGGCAGCCGCTGGGGTGGCGTGCGGGCGTACTGGATGGGTGAAGGCGACCAGATCGCCGCCTCGGCGCCGAAGTTCCGCTGGATCGAACTCGATCTGAAGAAGCTGGCCGCCCTCTGGTATGTCACCGACGAGCTGCTGGAGGACGCCTCGGTGCTGACCGGCATCGCCAACACCGCCTTCACCCAGGAGATGGGCTTCGTCCTGGAGGACGCGATCTACCGCGGCTCGGGTGCCGGCCAGCCGCTGGGCTTCCTCAACACCAAGGCGCTCATCACGGTTCCGGCCGAGAAGGGCCAGGCGACGAAGACGCTGCTCTACCAGAACCTGCTGAACATGTGGTCCCGCATGTGGGGCCGCTCGCGCCTGAATGCGGTCTGGTTCATCAACCAGGACGTCGAGCCGCAGCTGTACCAGGTCAACGAGGTGATCGGCACCGCCGGCGTGCCCGTCTATCTGCCGCCGGGCGGGATCTCCGAGAAGCCGTATTCGACGCTGTTCGGCCGGCCGGTCATCCCGGTGGAGTATGCCGACACGCTTGGCATGCCCGGCGACGTTGTCCTGGTGGACCTCAGCCAGTACCTGGTCGCCGATAAGGCCTCGATGCAGCAGGCGACCTCGGTGCATGTCCGCTTCATCTACGACGAGATGACCTTCCGCCTGGTCTATCGCGTGGATGGGGAGTCGGCCTGGCACGCGCCGCTGACGCCCTACAAGGGCACCAACACTCGCAGCCCGTTCGTGGCCCTCGCCCAGCGGTAACCGCCGGGCCTCGCGAACCAGCGCGCGGCGCTGGCTGACCCTCACCGTCCCGGCGCCGCCGGATCAGGAGCCATCCATGGCAGTTCCATTCCGTCTCTGGGAGATGGCCTCGGTCGTCTCCCTGCTGAAACCCGCCGCCGATGCCGGCGGCCGGACCTCGACGTATATCACCCTGGCCAACGCGCAGAAGGCGTACATCGTCTGCTACGTCACCCAGGGCAACGCCGCGACGGTCGCGCTGACCCCGTTGCAGGCGCAGGATGCGTCCGGCACCAACTCGAAGGGCCTGACGCAGAACGCGCCGATTGCCGTCAACCTGGACTGCGACACGGTGCCGTCGGACGTGCTGACGATCGCCGCGGCGGCGACGTCCTACACCACGGACGCCGGCACCAAGACGAAGATGGTGATCTTCGAGATCGACCCGATCGAGTCGATGGACATCAACAGCACGACGCTGAACGCCTCGGGTGTGCCGCAGGGCTTCAACCACCTGGCGATCCAGACCGGGGCGTCGAACGCGGCGAACATCACGTCGGCGATCGCCGTCCTGATGCCGCTGCGTTACCAGCAGCTGAACCCGCCCACCGCGAACGTCTGATCCGGCTGGCCGTGGCCTGGCGCCACGGCCGCCATGTGAGAAGGCAGGCAAAGGAGAGGCAGAGTGGTGACCATTGTCGGTTCGCGGCGCGACGCGGACGGGAACAGCACGTCGTTCTACGACACGAACACATCGGAAACCCTGCTGCAGCTGCGGCCGATGCTGTTCGAGGACGACTTCGTCGGCGCCGGCCACACCGCCGGCGTGCCCGCGGCCGGCTCGCCCGTGGCGGGCTATCCCTGGGTCAAGAAGATCGTCGGCGCCGGTCCGCCGACGGTGGCCATCCAGGCCAACACAGGCCTCGGCGTCATGGCCTGCAGCCTGACCAGCACCTCGGAGAAGGAGGACGCGGCGCTCTATTCGGCCGATCAGCTCGTCTGGGATGCGACCAAAGGGCTGATCTTCGAGGCGCGGGTCGCCTTCGGGACCGTGCCGGGCAGCGGGGTGGAGAGCGTCTTCGGGATACAGTCCGCCTGGATCGATGGGCCGGACAACGCCAGCTACTATGCGCAGTTCCAGGCCTCGGCCAGCGGCGCGATCAACATGCGCACCAAGGATGGCGTGAACACGCTGTCCTTTGCGACCGGCGTCACCCTGGTGGCGAATGCCTACCACCTGTTCCGCATCGACATGTCGGACGTTACCAACGTCATCTTCCAGATCGACGGGGTGAACGTCAGCAGGCCGGGGCAGATGTCGTTCGCGGCGACCGGGAGCAACGCGCTGCTGCAGCCCTACCTGTCGATCTACAAGGCGTCGGGAGCCGGCACCGGCAGCCTGCTGATCGACATGGTGCAGCTCGCCAGCAATCGGAGCTGAGCCGCCGTGGCCCTGCCCTTCAACATCCAGGACTTCACCGGCACGATCGCATCGGGGACCGCGCTGTCGGCTGCGATCTCGACCGGGGCGCATACATTGTGTGGGATCATTATGCCTGGCGCCTGGACGGCGGCACCGCTCACCTTCCAGGTCTCGCCGGATGGCGGCACCACCTGGTTGGAGCTGTACGACGACACCGGCAACGCGGTGACGATCCCGGCCGCGGCGAACCAGTTCATCCTGTTGCAGTCGCTGCCGAACTACCTCTGGCGCGGCGTCAACCAGGTGAAGGTGCGCTCGGGCACCGCCGCGGCGCCGGTCAACCAGGTCGCCAGCGCTGTGATCACGCTGCGCGGCCGTCCGGAGACGGAGTGATGCAGGCGCCGGCCGACCGGATGCTGGGCGCCGGCTACGCCGATCGACGGATGCCGGATCGCCTGACCCTGACACGACGGCCGGACCAGGCGGAGACGCACAATGCTTTCCACGGTGACGGTCACCACCCCGCCGACCCAGGAGCCGGTCACACTCTCGCTCGCCAGGCAGCATTGCCGGATCGACCACAACGCCGATGACGCGCTGATCAGCGCCTATCTGACGGCGGCCCGGATGATGGTGGAGCAATACACCAGCCGGGTGTTCCTGACGCAGACGCTGACCTGGACGATGACGCCGGAGCGCCAGTTGCCGCCGCATCTGCCGATGCTGCCGTGGAACGCGCCGCTGGTGCTGCCGCGCGGGCCGGTGCAGTCCATCGGCTCGGTGACCGTGCAGGACATGCGGGGCAATGTGACGGCCATCCCGGCCGCCACCCTGCCCGTGGTGCCACCCTCGCCGCTACTGGGCTGGATGGCGGACCTCAACCACATCCGGGCGCGGCTCTGGATCGGACCGCAGACGGTGCTGACCGACGGGCGGACGCTGGGTTCGGCGGCGCTGCAGACCGTGCAAATCGCCTTCGTCGCTGGCTTCGCGTCGGCCGGCGACGTGCCGCAGCCGATGATCCAGGCGCTGCTGCTGACCACTGCGTTCCTCTATGAGCAACGCGGCGATGCCGGGGGCGAGCTGCCGCAGGCGGCGCAGTGGCTGCTCGATCCTTATCGGGTCATCCCGGTTTGAAACCCGACCCCAACGCCGTCGAGATCGGCTCGCTGCGCTGGCCCGTCGTAGTGGCCACACGTGAGCAGGGCGCGGACCCCAACAGTGCCGGCATCCTGGAGACGATCGCGGACGCGCAGACCGTGCGCGCGAACGTCGAACCCGTGGGGCCGATGACGTTCTATGGCGCGGTGCAGGTCGATACGCCGGTGACGCACCGGATCACCCTGCGCTGGCTCGATTACCTGTCCACCAACTGCGTGATCTTCCGCACCACCACCCTGCCGGACGGCAGCAAGCGGCTGGAGCGGTTCCGCGTCCGCCGCGTGATCGAGATCGACGGCCGCAAGCGGTTCGTCCGCTGCGAATGCGAACTGGAGACGACGCTATGACCGCCAGGAGCAAGGTATGAGCGACACGCCGAACCCGGACCGGCAGGAGCTGTATCGGGAAATGCGAGACTTCCTGTCCGGCAAGGGCTTGCTTGGGCCGGAGATGGTCGATTCGGCGACCGGCTTTCAGGGTGTCGTCACTGGCTTCGCGATCTACGACGTCGGCGACCCGCAGGTTCCGTTGGAGCCGCGCCCGACGCCAGAACAGACACTCGACGCCCGATGGGTCCCGTTCGAAAGCGTGCGCGCCGTCTTACCCGCGCCCGACCAGGCGTAACGACCGCCTATGGCCGCCTTCATCGCCGTCACGGTGCCGCCCGGCTATGCGATCGTCGCCGGTAAGAAGCAGCTCCGCGCGGTGCTTCGCGCCGCCGGCAACGAGGTGGCGCGCAACGCACGCGCGCTGATCCGCTCCGGCGGCAAGAAGCGGGTCAGCCTGCCGGGCCAGCCGCCGGTGAGCCGCAGCGGCAACCTGGCGCGCTCGATCAAGCTGCGGCCATCGCGCGATGGCGAGCGGATCACGATCAAGGACGTCGCCTACTACGCGCTGTTCGTCGAGAAGGGAGCCAAAGGCGGCGTCGGCTCCGGCCGTAAGGGTGCGAAGGGCAAAGCCAACCGTCGCGGCGCCACGATCGGCCAGCGCATCCTTGCGCCGCATCCCTTCATGCAGCCGGCGCTGGACAAGGCGGTCGGCAACGGTCTGACCGATCGCATCGAGCGGGCCGTGGTAAGCGGCCTCGCCTTCCAAAAGGTGAAGTGATGGACATCACGCCGGTCATCAACCAGCTGCGGGCCTATTGCCCGCAGCTGGGCGGTCGGGTTGGCGGCGCGGCGGACTTCGACAAGGGCATCGAGGCCACGATCCAGATCACCGATGCCAACGGGCAGTTCGTCTATCCGGTCGCCGTGGTGATCCCGCTCGAGGACGAGGCGGACCGCAACGAGCTGCTGGTCGGCAACACCCAGCAGGTGACGGAATCCATCGGGGTGATCGTCGAGTTCGACGCCTCCGCCGATCGGCGCGGCCAGGCCGGCGTGAGCCAGGTCGAGGCGATGCGGACCGCCCTGTTCGGCGCGCTGCTGACCTGGAACCCCGACCCCAGCCGCGCGGCGCGAGGTCTCGCCTATGCCGGGGGCGAGCTGCTGGCCTTCGATCGCGCGCGGCTGTTCTGGCAGTTCCGGTTCAGCCTGGAGACCACGATCACGGATGCCGACGGGTTCCTGCCGAGCGGCGATCCGCTGACCGATGTGCAGCTGATCGGCTACGCCGATAGCGCGGTCACTGTGGTCGATGGCGATGCGCCCTCGATCGTCATGCCCGCGGCACCGTCCGGTGCGCCGCCGGCCGGCACCGCCGACCCGATCGTCATCGACATCCGCAAGGAGTGAGCATGTTCGTCAAGCCGGGGCCTCGGCCCGATGACCCGAGCCGGCCGCTGGTCGTGCGCGGCCCGAACGGTCGCCTGCTGCCGGAAACAGGCGGTGAGGTGCCGGATACCCAGTTCTGGCAGCGCCGGATCGCCCATGGCGACGTGATCGCGGAACCGGCGACAGAGCGGCAGTCGGAACCAGCGGCAGAGCCGGCGTCGGACGTCTCCGCGCACCCCGAGGGGGCCGGCCCGGGGGAAGCGATAACGGATGAAGGAGCGGCCCGATGAGCGGCACTCTCGCGTTCAGGTTCTTTCCGGACAGCCAGTGGCTGCCATCGGGCGTCAACATCGAGTTCGACGCCAGTCAGGCCAACACCGCCACGCAGAACCAGCGCGCGCTGCTGATCGGTCAGATCACCAGTGCGGGGACCGCAACCGCCAACGTACCGGTGCAGGCCTACAGCCAGGCGCAGGTCAACGGGGTCTGCGGTGCCAACTCGATGCTGGCGCTGATGTATGCCGCCTATCGCGCGCAGGATCCGTTCGGCGAAGTCTGGCTTGGTCCGGTGCCGGACAATGGCAGCGGCACCGCCGCATCCGGCACGATCACCTTCACCGGCCCGGCCACGGCCGCGGGCACGCTGGCGCTGTATGTGATGGGCGTCTCCATCCCGGTGCCGGTGAACAGCGGTGATTCCGCCAGCACCATAGCGACCAACGTTGCCGCCGCGATCAACGCCGCGGCCGGCGTTTCCTGCACCGCCAGCAGCTCCAGCGCCGTGGTCACGGTCACCGCGGTTCATAAAGGCCTGGCGCAGAACGACATCGACCTGCGGTTCAACTATCGCGGGGTGCAGAACGGCGAGGTGATGCCGGCCGGGGTTGGATTCTCGTTCGGCACGACGGTGTCCGGCAGCTTGGCCGGCACGCTGACCGGCGGGGCGACCAACCCGACGCTGACCACGCTGCTGGCCAACCTCGGCGTGCTGCTGTTCGACTTCATCGCGCTGCCCTACACCGACTCGGCCAGCCTGACGGCGCTGCAGAGCTTCCTCTCCGACCAGTCCGGCCGCTGGTCGGCGGAGCAGATGCAATACGGCCACGTCTTCACCGCCTACCGCGGGACGGTGAGCGCACGCTCGACCTTCGGCGTGACCCGGAACGACCAGCACGCCACCGTCCTCGGCTACTTCGACAGCCCGACGCCGGCCTGGCTGGAGGCGGCGGACTGGTGCGCCGTGCATGCGGTGCGGATCAAGGTCAATCCGGCCCAGGGCCTCACGACGCAGGCGCTGGGGCTGCTGCCGCCGCCGGTGCAGAACCAGGACACGCCCGGCGAGCGGAACACGCTGCTGTTCGACGGGATCAGCACCTTCACGGTGGACGCCTCCGGCACCTGCCGGATCGACCGCTCGGTCACAACCTACCAGCTGAATGCGAGCGGGCAGCCGGACAATAGCTACCGGAACACCAACCTGCTGTTCCAGGCCATGTATGCCGCGCGCTACATCAATGCGCAGCTGACCAGCCAGTTCATCGCGGCGGGCAGAATCCTGGTGGACGACGGGACGCCGATCCCGCCCGGCTCGCCCGCTACCACGCCCTCGACGATCCTCGGCGCCGCAATCGCGGTCTATGCCTACCTGGCGAGCATCTTCATCGTGCAGAACCCGCGGACCTTCGCCCAGAACGCCTATGCGACAAAAGGCACGAAGGGCCAGGTGCTGCTCTACCTGCCGATCGATTTCTCCGACCAGGTCGTCGAGATCGGCATCCTGGTGCAGTTCCAGCAGAGCACCTGAT